CTTGGAAGCTGTACCAGGCACTTGCCCCCAGACTTACCGATAACCTCAAGCGGGTATGGCGACTGGAGATGGACGTGCTTGGTGCTCTATGTGACATGGAGCTTGCAGGTGCTCCCATTGATGAAGCCCAACTAGATGTGCTCAACGAGCAGATTGGTAAGGGTAAGGTAGCTGCTGAAGCCAAGGCTTACAAGATTGCAGGCAAAGCCTTCTCCATCAACTCTGTACAGGCAAAGCAAAAGCTCCTCTTTGGTATTCCAGACGAGGGGGGCAAGCCACGCATCAAGCCAAACATCAGACTCAAAGCAGCTCTGACTCCCAAGGGACAAGACACCTTGAAGAGCGGAGGAGAGCTTACCGAGGCTCATTACTCCGTGAGTGCAGAGGCCTTGGAGTTCTACCGCGGTAAAGACGCGCTGGTGGACGCTCTCCTGGAGTACCAGGACCTCAACAAGTTGATGACTACCTATGTAACACCTTACAAGGGCGGGGAAGTAAAGCACGTCACCAACGGCAAGGAAAAGACTACCTACCGTAAGAGCTTGCTTATCAATGGTCGAGTACACACCAACTTCAAGGCTCACGGAGCAGAGACCGGTAGATTCTCTTCCACCGAACCAAATCTACAAAATATCCCATCCTCTGGAGACTACGGCAAACTGATTCGTAACCTCTTTATTGCTCCTCCGGGGTACAAGCTGGTTGTAGCTGACTACTCACAGATTGAACCTCGAGTCATCGCAGCTTTCTCAGAGGACCCCATCCTTATCAACAACTACCTGACAGGTGGAGACATCTACACCACCATCGGTGACACCATGGGCGTTGACCGTAAGGCCGGTAAGGTTCTGGTGCTTGCTATTTCGTATGGTGTCGGACCAGACAAGATTGCCGCGAGCATCGGGTGTTCGGTTACCGAAGCCAAGAAGCTGTTGACAGACTTCGAAAAGGAATTTGCGTCTATTGCAAAGTACAAAGCAAAAGTAGTTCGTCTTGCAAAGCAGAGCGGTCCTATTCCTTTTGTTGAGACTCTGTTTGGTCGACGCAGGTACATCCCAGACCTGCTTAGCCGTGAGCAAGGGTTCCTGTCCCGTGCAGAGCGCCAGGCATTCAACACTGTCATTCAAGGCTCAGCTGCAGACATCATGAAGCTGGCAATCGTTCGAGCTCACTCCTGCTTTGTAGACGAGCCTGACATCAATGTTTTGCTCACCGTGCACGACGAATTAGTTACAGTATGCCCAGAAGACCGGGCAGAAGAAGTCGCAGACGCTATCCGCGTGTCGATGGAAGGAATCAAGATGAAAGAGATTACAGTACCATTAGTGGCTGAAGTTTATACCGTCGATAAGTGGGGTCAAGCAAAATGATGTTTCGTAAGAAAAAGCCTGCCGATGTAACCCTATCGGATGTAACCGCTCGCATAAGGGGGTACCTCTATGACTCGCAGGTTAGTGACGCTGAACACATCAGCCTCATTCTTGGTTGCTCCGCAATCAGTGAAGAGGTAGAGGATAAAGAGGCTGACGAAAGCGACTACCGTGTAGCGCAAGTACAACACCTTATCCCCATCATGTATGCCTACGCACACGCTATGGCAGAGGGTGTTGTTGAGCACCAACGAGAGCACCTCGACGAGGATGATGACGTAGATGTGGAAGTTCCTTCAGCAGCTTGGGCATCCACCAGAAAAGTATTCACACAGATTGCAATGAACTCTTTGCTCGGAGCAGTCTCACAACTTGTTGACATGGGTTACCTGAAGGCAACCCCACGAAAAGGAAAGGTACGCAAGTGAGTCACGACCCAGTACACCGACCAGAGCATTACACCTCATATCCAGTAGAAGTTATCCAGCTTACTGAGCACCTCAACTTTTGCCGAGGAAATGCTGTTAAGTACATTGCCCGTGCAGGGCTTAAGAATGTTGATAAAGAGGTCGAAGACCTTGAAAAAGCTGCATGGTACATTGACCGTGAAATCAAGCGCCTAAAGGAACTGCGCAGTGAATGACATTGACCACACCCTGGAGAACGCGCTCAATGCGCTCCGGAAGAGATACCACAGCCTTTACTATCGAGAGAAAGAAGGGGTGTGGCTTTCTCCGTTAGAGCGGTTTACCTACGACATCATCCCTGTGCTTGAAGCCTTTCTCAAGAACGCATATGATGTTTTCCACAATGAGCCCTGGACAAACGACCATGAGTTCCGAAAGAGCTATGCCAAAGAACTAAAACTGGCAAGGCGAATTGTAAAGAGTGAGCATCACTATGACAACCGATGAAATCTTAGGCAAAGCAATTCACCGCCTTACGGAGATGGGAGACCACCACCCTTCGATGGTTCTTTACTCGCAGGCAAAGGTGCTCTACAAGCTTATCCCCGACATCATTGACCTTCTTGAGCTCGCTCGAGCTAACTGGGATTCAGGACTACAGGGCGAGGACTTTGCTGAAACCTTCCGTGAGTTGCTAAGCTTAGCCAAGATAGTTGTGGAGGAGACAAATGAGTAACGCAGACTGGTGGGCACAGAAGTTAGCCAACGCTAACCCCCAGCAACAGGCAGCCCCTAGGCAGGACAATATGCCTGCTATGCCGCCTTCACAGCAGCCTATGCCCCAGATGCCACAGTTCCAGCCACAACCCACCAGGCAGGCACAGAGCGCGTCTCAGACACAGTCATGCCCTGATTGTGGGTCTGCTAACTACATGGCAGTCGCAAACGCAGCTCCTCGTTGCTTTGACTGTGGGTACCCCCTAGAGCAGTCGGGTAGTCGTTACGGCGCACTAACGGGTGCCAAGGTAGAGGGAGCCGCAAAGAACTCCATTGGTAATGATGCCACCAATAACTGGAACCCACAAGGAATTATTGGAAGAATTGCCGAGTAATGGCTACTAAAGTATCTACGTTTAAAACAGACCTTATCTTTGGGCAAGATGCAGAGAACCGATTGCTAGACCTTATTGAGGGTAAAGGGTTTTCTGTAGAAGTTAAACGAGATGCCCAGTGGATTCGCACTGGAAACCTCTTTATTGAGTTTGAGTGCTTTTACCAAGCTACAGGTCATTGGGGTCCCTCAGGAATCTCTACTACTGAAGCAGACCTTTGGGCGTTTGACCTTGAAGGACTTTGGTTCATTGTTCCTATTGAAACTCTGCGGTACGCCTTTGACTCGCTTGGGGCACCGACTGCTTCAAACAAGACTGAGCCAAACCCAAGCACTGGGAAGTTACTAACTATCAACGGCATCGTTTCAGCCCACAAGGTTATACAGAAAGATAAAAATGATTAACGCAGAAGCTAAAAAGATTATGCTTGCCATCAACAAGAAGCTTGGGGATGGGGTTGTAGTCGTTGGCGAAGACATCCGTCCAGGGTTGGTGTCAAAGATTACTACTGGGTCTACAACCTTTGACTACATTCTCGGCGGAGGGTTTCCTGCTAACCAGTGGAACGAGCTCATTGGAGAGGCAAGCCACGGTAAGACCGCTATTGCCCTCAAGTGCATCGCCGCTAACCAGGCCCTGAACCCAGACCACACCACTGTTTGGGTAGCCGCAGAGCAGTGGGTTCCAGAGTATGCAGAGATGTGTGGAGTAGACACCAGCCGTGTCATCGTCATTGAGACGAACATCATGGAAGAAGCTTACGATGCCGTTCTAGCCTTTGCTGAATCGAAGTCTATTGACGCAATTGTAATTGACTCTTTGCCAGCCCTCGTACCCAAGCCAGAAGACGAGAAGGCAATGGACGAGTTCACGGTTGGTCGTGGCGCTCTCATTACTAACAAGTTTTTCCGTAAGGCCGGAGCCGCTATGAAGCGTAGCCTCGTAGAAGACGAGCGCCCTATCCTAGGTCTCCTTATCAACCAGTACCGCATGAAAATTGGTGTCATGCACGGTGACCCTCGCACTACTCCCGGTGGAGAAGGTAAGAACTACGCATTCTTTACCCGCAGTGAGGTTCGTCGTGACGAGTGGATTGAGACTGGGTCAGGAGCTAACAAGGTTCGCGTAGGACAGCGCATCAAGATTCGCACCATCAAGAACAAGGTAGCTCCTCCACAGCGAGTTGCTTACATCGACTACTACTTCACAGACCACAGCATCTACTCTGCTGGCGATTACGACTTCGCCAAGGAAATTGCTGCGATGGTTATTGTCAAGGGAATCGTAGACCGCAAGGGTGGTTGGATTTACTACGGCGACCGTAAGTGGCAAGGTATCGAGGCACTTGTGACTTCTATCCGCGAAGAGGTAGACTTCATGGAAGAGCTTCGAGACAAGGTCTTGAGCACCCCAGACAGCATCATGGAGGCCGCAAATGATGGCGAATAAGAACCTACCAAGTTGGTATCACACCGACCACGACTGGGCACAGCTCCTGCAGTACGATTTTGAGCACTACATGGGAGCCTGCCACGCTCAGATAGAGGCTGAGTGGTTTGAGGAAGAGATTCCGGAGTTTGAAACCGTTTCTGGAGAGCCATTCTGTGGATGTCAGGACTGCGAAACCCGTGAGATTCTCATGTTCCTAGTTCCTCGCATTATCCAGGGTTACAAAGACGGGAAGTTGAAGCTTGAAGACTGAGGGACAGAAGCAGTCTCAGGCTCATGAAAAGCGTTTAGCCAAGGCTGTCGGAGGTAGCACAACTGCTGCCTCCGGCGCTTTTTGGTCCCGCAAAGGAGATGTGCGCTCCGCAGACCTCCTCATTGAGCACAAGTGGACCGGTAAGAAGTCCAAGACAATCAAGTCAGACGAGCTAAAGAAGATTACGACCGAAGCCATTATGGACGGTCGTACTCCTGTATTTGGCATTCACCTCGACGGGGAAGACTACGTCATCCTCTTAGAAACAGACTTTATGGAGATGTACGACAATGCGCGATGAATCCTGGCGCGAAAATGCCCGCTGTGCTGGCGAAGATACAGAACAGTTCTTCCCACCACGGGACAAAGCTAAGTACAAAACCATTGCAGCTGAGGCTAAGACCCACTGTTTTGGTGTGAATGGAAACAACCCCTGCCCCGTGCGTTTGGAATGTCTGTGGTATGCGGTAGACTCTGACGAGGTGCACGGCATCTGG